CACGTCCGTAGAAATCATTAAACACTCTAACGGTTGTATCTGTGTTTGGGTTAACATAGTTTACAGTTGCCATTGCTAGTATATTCCTCCAGTAGGATTGGTTTGTGTTGGAATAGTTGATGGGCCGTTTATGTTTATCGGATCAGCTGATTTCAATGTTGCAGGAGTATTTTGACTGTTTACTGCACTCGGTTGATTAGCCTGATTAGGAAATAACACACCCCGTGTCATACCTGGCAGCTGAGATTTGATAGTGCTTGTTAGCATAGCAGTTGATTCTGTTTTGAGTATACTCGCCAAATCTTTACCTTTAAATGTTTGATACGCAGTGCCAGCTCCTTGTATTGCGCCAACAACGCCAGCAAGATTACCTGCACTTAGATCAGTTATAATACCCGATGCTGCATCAATAAGCCCGCCGTTGCCTAGTATATTTGATGTACTACCTGTACGAGCTAACGGGCTTGTAACTGCATCGTAATTTCCTGGATTTGCAAACGATGGTATGCCACCATCTGGTTTACTACCTGTTAGTGCGCCGTTGTAATACTTAACTGTTTCGTACTCAAAAGTAAAAGTATTTTGCATGATACCAGCATCGTCGGCATAACTGTACGTGTCATGATCAAACGAAGTAATAATTGGATTAATAAGGGTGTAGGCTGCCCATTTGTGCTGATCAAAACCAAACACGGTGATGTCACGAAAAAACGGTGGTTTGCCGCCTCTGGTACCATCTGTGTAACTTTCGCCTATATATCCCCAGTCGTTAATTTCTCTGTCTTGCGTGTAAATATCTCGATAGTTGTAAGGATATGCTGCACCAGGATCGACTCCTTGTGCATTTTGTCCCAAACTGCCATTGGTAACAGCGGCATCAAAATATTTCTGACTAGCATCTTTGTAATAGTATGCATAATAGTTGTACCACAATGCACGAGATAGATCGCTAGCATCATCGTGCATTGTACAAACAATAGGATCATATTCAATTTGAGTTTGAACTTTGCGTTTTCTATTGTATTGATTCATGGTATCAACACTAAATTTATAACTAGGAAGCTTAACTTCTTTAACTAGCAAACTTAGGTTGTTTAAATCTTGTGTTTGGAAAACATTTCGTAGTTGAGGTATTTGCTGCACATTCAAATTGAATACAACATGATATAGGAACTTACGCCGCGGTGCAAGAGCATAACCATCGCTACGAAATGTCTTGCTTGCGTGTGTATAATCCTTAAGGAAATCGTTACCGAAAAATCCTTTTAAGAAATCTTCACCAAAGGCCATAAGTTACTCCTTATTAGCCGGAAACTACATCACCTAGTGTTCTACCCACGGCTGCACCTACACCGGATCCAATTGGTGTTTGTATAGCATTATCAAAACGCATTGTCATACCAATAGTTACTGGTTCATTTGAACCATAATTTAGATCACCGTAGTTTGCTTCAGTAATAAAGCAACCATACATTTCCCATGTTTCTAGTACAACCGGTTCACTTGTGCCGTTTCCACCATCAAGAATTTCACAACGTGTAGTGAATTTATAATCAATGCCAGAACTTGCAGAAGCTTGCTCCATGAAGTCTAGTTGTTTCTGTAGCTGTTCGCCGATGAGCTTGCTTACGTTACCACCAGCATCGTCACGGAAGTTAGCAGTTGTTGTGGCCCAAGTATGCTTGCCAGCTAGGTACATTCTACTGTTGTAAATTTCAATTGGGATTTCCTCAAAAGACACACTAGGGCGATTGAAATCCATTACCTGTTTGGTTAGCTCTGTTCTTGGGGTCGACACACCTAAGTTTTCAAATACCACTCTAAATCGGTATTTTAGCTTAGGCATTAACAGTCCCTGTGTTGGACTACTCTGGTCACTAGCCAAAGGCACTGTCATTCTTGATAGCGATGATACGGCCATTCTTTATTCTCCTATTACGTACTTATTTATCTTAATTATGTCACAAGAAAATGGAACCGAGGCTCCATTTTCATGTATTTTAATAGTATTAAACAGCCGATGAAGATGCTACATTACCAGCAGCAATCTCGCCTGTGTTCTTAATTCTAACCGGAATAAAGATGAATTCAACAGCTTTAACTGGTTCAATTGCAACATCAACATATAGTTCGTTTCTGTCGATTCTAGCCGGTGTGTTGTTTGATTCATCACATACTACCAAGTAATCGTAAAGACCACGTTTTGCAACCAAGTCGATCATCAAGCTTTCGATTGAGTTTTTAATCTCGTCTCTTGTGAGTTTATCATTTGGTTCAAATACAAAGCCCTTGGCAATAACTTCAAGTCTACCACGGATAAACGCTACTAGTCTTGCAACATTAATTCTATCTAGTGCAGTTGCAGAAGATGTTGTCTTGTTGCCATAGTTAAGTATACCACTGCCCGGAATAAATGTAATCGGGTTAATACTGTTTTCGTACAATGTATCACGTAGACCCTGACGAATTGCTGTTTGTGTAAATGCGCCTGTTTGTGCGTTTACATAACCAAGTGCATTAGCATTATCAACTGTGCCTCTGCGAGTACCAGCTGGTGCTAACCAAGGATAAGCAACATCATCGCTGCGAACAACTGTTCTCAACATCATATGCGATGAAGGAGCAACTACTATTTGACCACTTAGGTCAGTTGTTTGACAACTTGGATAGAACACACCATAATATGGATCAGCTACTGACAGACCGTTGCCGTTTGCGTTGGTTGCCCAATTGACAATATCTGTGGCGTTATCTGCTAGACGCATTGGTGTGTCGCCGATAACAAATGCTGTGTTGTTACGCTCGTTGTTTAGTGCAATCATATTGCTTGCAAGCTCTTCGTAGTTTGGACATGCAATCAAATTATACTGTCTTTGCTCTTCACGAAGTTCTTGTGCACCATCAATACTAGCTTTCAATGCAGTAACAACCATTGCTCTTACTGCCTTGCGGCCTGCATACATAGAGCCATCAGTTTGATTACCACTAGCTGTTACCCAAGCGGCTTTTTCAGTTGGCAACACATCATTTGGGAAATCAGCAGCATTGAAGTAGTTAACTTCGTAGCTCTTAACATTAAAGCCACTGCGTCTAGTATTCCAAAGCAACATGCCTTCTGGATATAGTGTAGCATCCGGTGCGTCAATGTCAAGATAATTGCTTGTTAGCAAGCTCTTGATTGTCGGAATGTCTCCTGTGATTGGATCAGTTGTACCATTCGTGGCCCAACGTGCATCCAGGAATGCAATACCATTTTGTGTTGTTTGATCAGTGTTATCAAGTAGTACCCACTGATCCACACTGTTAACCGACTGCCAACGATATATTGTTGGATAGTTGTCTAGGTCTGCGGTTGACACCCACAAGTCACCATATACTAATGCACTGTCGTCACTTTGCTTTGTTGGTGCAGTTGCAGAAACAATTGGACCGTTTGGCGAAGTATTACTTAGGTCGTACCCACGTTGATCACTTGAAACATTTTGATAACCTTTCCAAGCGCCGCCACTATTAACTAGAATGTCAGCTTGGTCGGTTGCACTGTAATACCAGTTTGTACCATCTGCTGGGTCAGTACTTGGTGGTGTTGCACTTGCTGTATAACTATCAGTGTCCCCACCGAGTGGTTCCCAGCCGCTTAGTAAAAGATCACTGTTGTTTCCAGCAGTTACGCCTTGTACACTAGTAATAAAACCAGCGTTATTAACTGGAGTACCAGTTGTATCTTTAAGAATAATGTTTCCGCCCAGAGTGTGTTCGATCTGAACTGCGCCAGTTGACAATACTCTTGCAGTTGTATTTGCAACGTTGGCTGCAAGGAATGCAGTTACAAAGTCTGTTGCAGTTGTGCCAGATATTGTTGCAGTTACCGCGGTGGTCATTGTTGTACTGTTAGCAGCACTGGCTTGAATAGTGAATTGGTCTCCATCAATAAAGAATGGTGATGTATCATCACCGGTAATTAATGTTGCACCAGTAGAATAACGTTCAAACACCTTGTAAGTAAATGTATCATTTTCTTGTACATCATTTCTTACATATAGCGCACCAATTACAATATTTTTACCGCCACCTGATGGATCAAGAGCTTTTTGTGCTGCTTGGTCACTTGCATATACTGGAGTGTTTTGTGTAATAAATGTATCAGTTGCAATGTCATATTTTCTAACAACGATATTAGCACCTGCATTAACATTTGTTGTTTTTGCCCAAACACTTCCTGTTGGATGCGGTTCTGTGCCTGTTGCAGCCCAGCTTGGGTTTTGGTAGTGTGGTGACATTTGCAGTACAGGAGCATAATACTGTCGTGCTGTAATACCTAGCTCTGTAAGCAAAGTTGTACTGTTACCGTTTTCTACCATAGCAATGCCATTGCCGTCGTCTGTAGACCCGTCGTTGGAACCATTGCTATCGATATAGATGTTTAACTTACCATTGGATACGTTGGCACTAATACCTGCGATGGCTGCGTTATTGATATTTACTGCTAATTCAGCAACTGTTGTGCCGCTTAGTGTAACTTCAACGTCATTTATATAGATACTCTGAGCTGTTGTTAGTGTTGGATTAGTTGTTGAGCTTGTAATCGAAGGCCAACTGTTTTTCCAATCATCACTACCGACTAGTACCCATGTATTAGCTGACACTGCTGGACTACTGTCTGCGTTACCGGCAGTTTTGTAATACATTGGATTGTTCTTGTTAGTTGTTACAATTGCGTAATCCCCGATGCTACCAATTGAATCAAGAGGTATACCGGCTGCAAGATCGCTTGTGTTAGTGATAACAATCGGAGTCTTGGCAGTGAATGTTTCTGTTGAATCGCTCCACTGGAATGCACCCCAGACTGTTGTGCCAGTGTCTAACCAATATGCACCGTCTGATGGGTCACCTGTTGGGCGAGTTGTTGTTGCAGTTAATGCAGCCAGATCAATGTCTGCTCTTTGTACATACGCTCTATTACTAATACCCAAAACTGAGTATGCAGCAAGTAACCCATATTCATTGAGTTCGTATCCATTAATACTTGTACCAGCACTTGTGCTGTAGAAAAACGGTGTACCGAATGTTGCTGCTAGATCTCTTTGTGAAGTGATCAAGTAAGGTTTGTTTGCATTTGCTGCTGTAGTGCCGGCTGCTACGCCAACACCTGCTCCGCTTACTTTATTCTGTGCTGTCGCAACAAGAATAAACGGAACTGAATTAGTTGGGGCTGGAAGATAGTTACTTTCGTCGATGATTGTAACTTCTACGCCTGGGGATGTTAGTGCCATGTTAATTGCTTCCTTTGTAAAAGTATTCGCTAATGATATTTATAAAAATATACGAATTCCAGCCCCTTAGAGTGCCCTTTGCAAAGGTTTTAATATAAATAAATGCATGAATAGACCCATATGTACCGCATGCAACCGTCGATTAGTTGCTGTTAACTATAAAAAAGATGGTAAAACACACTATCGCACAAGATGCGATAACTGCACAAGACGAAATCGTCGCAAAAAAACGCTTGTGCCTAGGTGGCAACAGAACGGATTTAAAAAAAGCACAACATGTGATCGTTGTGGATTTAATGCGGTTAGTGGAGCACAAATTCTAGTCTATCACATAGACGGTAATCTCAACAATAACAATCTTGCCAATTTGAGATGTGTTTGTTTAAACTGCACAGTCGAAGTTAATAGGTTAGATCTACCATGGAAGGTTGGGGATCTAATAGAAGACTAACTCATAAGTGCAACATTAACTGATCTAAATTAAACTTCAAATCTTCTAGTGTACCGTTGTTGTCAATGGTATAATCAGCCATCCATTGCTCTAAACTCATCGAGTCTTTTGACTCTTCTTCTAGATGCATACTGCGATCTACCCAAATACAATAGTCAAATACGCCAGTATTTTGCATTGCAAAAAATTCACGCTTGTTGCGTAGCCCACAATAGATATCATACGCAGCAAACATTTCTCTACCTAAAGTTGCTGCATCAGGGACATTATAATTGCAGATAGAATCATACCATTCTGCTCTGTGATTGTGCCTGTCAGCATAACACTCTTCTTCATTAGCATATCCATATTTTTCCCTTAGGTCGTTAAATATAAATTGTTTACTACAAAATTTACTACTGCTCTCAAATGTATAGCCATAATTGTCGCGAAGCAATTCACAAACAGTATCTTTACCGTGGCGGCCGTGACCAATTACTAATAACTTAAATTTAGTCATCGAATTTTTAACTCCACAGTTTTGTGTTTTTTGCTGGTTGCGATCACGTTAACAATTTCATAATCTATACCGATGCTGTTAAACGTATCTTGTCCGTTTCGCAAGTCAAAAATCAATCTTGTGTTTTTGTTGCTGTGCTTGCGAATAAAGTCAGTGTAGGTGCTCATTGGATAGTGTGCGCCACAACTTTTAAAACTAAAGATTAGATCAAACGTTGTAGATTTTTTTAGTTTGTCGCAGTCCTCGGGAGTAAGATGCGTTCTTTGTAACTCTAATCTATCCCATTCGGCATTTAGTTCGGCTTTGCTATGATAGTAAACAAAATTATCAGCTTGTCCAAACTTTCCTTGTCGAGCTTGTTCTTTATTGTTCTTCTCACTAACACCTTCAATCAGATAAACCTCAGTTCCATATGCTTGCTGAAACCAAAGACTGTCGTATGCTTGCCCGCACCCGATTTCGCAACTAATGCTAACGGATTGATTGAGATACTGGTCAACTGCCTCCCATTGCAATTTCTTGCTACTGTTGTATTCTTCGGTTTCCCAGAGTTCCATCCAGGTTTGCCCATTGGTTCCATTTACAATTGGTATCTGTGTCATCGTAGTTTTTTTACTCCAAGGTATGCTAGTGTCTGCTGTAGCAAATCAATCTGCCGTTTGCAATCTTCTAGTGCGTGATGACTTGCTTTAGGTTTAGGCAAGTCTGGGTACAAACTATATACTGTTCTTGCATCACGAACACGCCAAAACTGCCACGGAATAGGCAAGCCTTCTTGTTTGTATGCATTTTCAAGTATAACCATATCAAATGTTGTACCATTGGCCCAAATAAGATTGCAGTGAAAACACAGTTTGCTTAGTTCTTCTAGTGATTGTTTGAGCGGAATACGTCCTTCGTCACTAAATGCTTCTGCTTGTGCTTCAGCCGGCTGAGTTGCCCACCAAGCAACTGTAGCATCATCAACATCTCTGTCGGGTTGACTGTCAACATCGATCCTTGCATAATAATCTTGTGGGAGATACCCGGACCCAGCTGGATCAAATGTCTGGGCTGCGATTGTAAGTACACAGGCGTTAGGACCTGTACCTACAGTTTCAATATCAATCATTATATCTGTCATAATTTTAGTATAACAGATTTAACGTTGTTGTCAACTATTTTCTTGGCTTGACTGTTTTTTTAGTTCCAGTTGTGCCTTTAAGGCTACTCTTTGGTGGCTTGTACGCTTTTTGTACTTTGCCGCCGCTGGTAACACTAGACTTGCGCATCTTGTTGAGCATGCTTAATAACTTGCTTGCTGGATTTACACGTTTGGTCTTCTTAGCTTTGCGAGCTGCTTGAGCACTCTTGGTCTTGCGAGTCTTCTTCATTTGAGCTCGCTTGGCTTGATCAATTGGAGCATCGCAATCTTTTGCGTTGCTAACAACACGGCCGTTTCGTGGGCCGCTAGTACAACGCCATTTGGTTTTTAGTTTGTTACCTGTACGACTAAAAACCATTTCGTGTTCAGTGATGAATTCTTCTGCTCTCATTATCCAATTACCCAAGTAAGAGGCTGTGAGCCGTCAACATAGTTTTTAAGCTCTTCAATTTTTTCAGCCATGATAGCAGATCCTTCGGC